GTCCTGTGTAGCTTAAGATGCTGTTTCTACTTGTTGGATATCCAACTCTTAGTACGGTGTTTGAAGCCGAGGTCGAGAAAGACAGAGCCGTGGATCAAACTAGATTGTCAGTCTATCTGAGAATGGAGTTCCTCTATTCGCAAACCTCGTGTCTAACTAATCAACTTAGATACAGTCCTCTTCGGAGCTAATTACTTAGTCCGCAGCAAGGGAGATGCACCCATTCCCTTCTGTACAAATTTCCGTACCCTTATTGACTTCGTCGAGGCCCGCAAGAAGTGAGGTCCGAGCGAAGACCACTGCTTAACCAAGTTAGGTAACAACGGCACTGAGGTCACAGCATTTTGCTGGGACCGGTGCCGCAGAACCTCTCGAGGAATCGCAGCAATCTCCCTCTCGAACTCTTCTAATCCAATAAGAAGGTCAGTAATAGCCTTATCACTGGATAAATAGAAAGGCTGTATCCCACGTAGTAACCGTTCTACACCCATGCGCTGGACCATGAAGTCCTGAGCCATCGGTTGACGGACATAGAGTTCGAACCAAGTACAGTAACGTTGAAAAACTTCCTTTGTTTCAAAAGAGCGGTTAGGCTTAAACTTTTTAAGATTTTCACCCAACATCTTGAGAAGACGCGGAAAGCGTTCCTTCGTTGCCCACCGCACTAGGTACTTACCTAGACCTTCAATCGATTTAGGCTCGACCAGAGCTTGTCCCCGAAGGGATTTTGCCCTAAGCCAAGCCCACAGATCAGGAGCCCCACGAGGAGCACCTGGATGTAAAAGCAGTATCAGCGCTGAGCGAAGGCGTCGTGGCAACCTCCAAAGCAGATTGTGATCTGCCCCAGACGCTGCCTTAAAGCCAACTCCCAGGAACCTAGCAATCTGGAAAGTTGTTAGCACCTTATCAGTTAATCTCTCTACTACCGAAACTACTTCCGGTACCAGAGAAACCCCAAGCCAGCCTGTAGAGATTCCTAACAAAGGTAAGGGAGTTACCTCCTTACCCTTGAAGAAAAATCTTTTAGCAAACTCGAGAGACCGATTATTGCTGATAACGGATTTGTGAAATCCGATACCGACACCAATTTCCTTCATGATACGAACATACTGGTGAGCGACCTCGCGATGGGCTATCACAACATCGTCCCCCAATACCGCATACAACGTGAACCAACCCCTAATTCCTGCTCTGTAAGCCGCCCACTGCACTAATGCGTGGTGTACAAAGGCTAACATCGCCCACGATGAATACGCACCCATAGGTTGACCCACTGCATAACGGACTGCTCCCAGGACGGGTGACGTTCTTAGCAGAGGATGAGCATTCCAGCCCTTCTTACCAATGGTCGTCATTAAGATACGGGGAACCTTATACAATCGGTCACACAGTAGTTTGGCCCAAGTGTACGACAACACCGGAGACGTTACTAACCCTAGTAGAAATTCCTGTAACTTAACGGGAATTCTATCTGTAGCCGCAGAGAGGTCATACGACCACACATGCTCTAAGCCCTCGTCCTCCATGCACTGAAGTAAAGCCTTAACCGGTTGCGTTTGATTAAACGTTCCGTCTTGAGGAATCTTCGATAACATATTGAACAAGACTTTATGCAAAGGATAGAGAACCCACTGGGTCAAGGAATCCACCATTGCAAAAATCCGTTGTTTTCCGGGTTCCTCCCGGATAGACAAAGACCCTAGTTGCCCTTCCGTTCCCTGTTCTACCGCTTCTCGCTCCCAGGGAGCACCCCCCTCCTGAACGACTGTTTTAAGATCGCGCATTTGAGAGAATACATCTGAGTCAATAAAGTGAATATTACCAGTTAACAGACACATTCCATGGATCAAAGGATAATGCACAGAATTAACCCAATTCCATACATCACGCCCATGACCGATAATGGATGAACCACCAGTCCCTTGTCCACTAGAAGGCCCCGAAGTATGGATCGGAAGTCGTGTACCCTCTAATTCTGGGAAAAACCAGTACGACTTTTCCCGATCGAAACGCATTCGACCGTTCAAATCTGCCTTAGTTAATCTTGTCTTTAAAGGGTAAATAGAAAAGAACTTCTTAAGGTATGGCAGAAAGATTTTCTTAGTAAAAAATCTCCATTCATCCCAAATTGGATCTAGATCCACCCCCGGCATAACAATAGAGTCTAACGATAAACGCCCTCGAAAATTCAACACTCTATAAAGAGTAAAGAATCCGAGCCAGAGGCGAATTACCGCAATCTCCCCATTCTTAATTCGGGCACGATGTATTGGAACAATACAACGAGGAAGCCCGGAACCATTAACGGATAATGCAACCCCCGCATCCCGGGAATTTGATAATCTCTTACCGGCAATTGCCCTAATCAAGAGCAAATTAGCCGCCTTAAGGTATATCGCCAAACCGCGAGACCCTTGAGCAACATAAATACGATGAGCAAACCTAACAAAATAAGAACCAGCCTTAATCCAACTCAGAGAATTTGATCCTACGATCATCGGTATGGCCTTTATGAGCCAAGCCGACAATCGCGATCGACTTTTTACGGCCGACTGCCAAATAGCCGACGCATCTTTAAACCGTTGAGTATTAAAGTGCGTCATAAATTATAATATTATTAATAAAATAACCATCCCTTACGGGGACTATCCTTCAGTTTCGAAACCCACCCCATGAGGTGAGTCCGGCTGCAGGCAGGCTGTGAAGCCCAATGGTTAGTTCTCCGGTTGACCATGTCTACTAGTGGCATCTGGATGGACCCCTCCAACTCAGACTTCCGTAGTCCCAAAGATCTCCCAGTAATCCCCACCTATTATTAGCACCCTCTATCAGGGGCCCCAGAGTACCACCTCCGTGGGCTCAATGACTTCAGTTACCAATCTAGTGAGGGCGATCACCGTTCAACCCAAAGGCGGAGTTTGCCTGAGCCGAAAATTTCCTCTCGATCGCTCGAGATTTGTCGTCTTGCAAGTCTTAGCGATCCCTACTTGACGATACCATTTGCTTACCAAAGCAACATGATTGCCGGAACGTATTCCCAAGTATTTGCATACTCGTTGTCCCTTGATCTGAACCTCGCTCCTCCGCTAAGGAGGTTTTGAAGGAATCATACAGGGTCACCTATACTGCAGGTATTTCAAGATACTGACCAGCATATTTGTCAAGTTGACGCACCTTGCCACCCTCCCACCTTCCCTAGTGATAGGGATCGCGTACCTGTCTGTTACGATAAGGGCGTTCGATTAGGAGATCAAAGGTTAGGCTCGGATTGTCAAACTCTTCAGGTTATCTATATGAGACCAGCACTCACTCAATAGTGAGGGAGTCCGGAACTCGTCTAGGACGGAATAGTCACAATGCGGGAAGGCCACACAATCTCTGCTCGAATCTTCCGAACGTATCACTATTGGTTAGCGATAGCGTAGCTTACGATGCTCGGACATTTCAGTCCAATACAGCAGTGATGGAGCAATCCGTCTTTACTGCTAGTCGGGTCACCCCG